CAGCTGATTTTTCTTGAAGTTTCAAGTCTAGTTTGTCTGAATGCTCTTGAACTGATTTCAAATCTGATTTCAATCCTTCGATTACAGCGTTGTTTTCAGCTTTTACAGCTTCAATTAATCCTTTTACCTCAGCTGATTGCTCGTTAGCTTTTGTTTCAACTTGAGCCTTAATTCCCTCTAGGGCGTTTTTAATTTCTAATGATTCCATTTTTGTGTTTGTGTGTTTAAATTTTAAATGATTTTAATGTGTCTAAGATAATCGGCTGTTCGTTCAAAGTGTCAGGATCTGACGGCTCATTAGAAAGTGATTTTAATATTGTTTCAAATTGTTTTAATCTGTCATCAGAATAATCCATATTGTAAGCTTTTTGTATTAACTCCATAATACCATAGTAAGATTGGATACCTTTAATACCCTGTACTGTACTAAGCTCATTAGCCCCCCATGAAGATAAAAAAGAATATTCCATTAACTTATATTCGTTAATGATACTTTTATTTTTTTGGTCTCTTTGTAATACTTGATAACCAATTGATAGCTCAGCATTTAATCCATTCTCAGTCATCAATTTTATATCTTCGTACATGTCTTTACCTAACGGTTTGTTCATGTTGAATTGAGTAGTAGTTAACAAACCATAAGAATCTTTAGTATCAATAGCCAAAGGTACACCTATCATCATTGTAGGGTTATGGTCCTTTAATACTCTAATACGTTTAAAGTTTTCGTTTACTGTCTTATCAAAAGAACCATAAGCAGATATATCTCCGTCTGAGTCCTTGAAATTGTAAGTATTAGCATAAGCAACAATAACACCTTTAGCGTTGTCTATGTCTTTAATATCTACAGATAATTGTTTTAAATTCATTTAATTATTTTTTAATATTAACATTCCGTTTGAATCACGTTTTGCAATAAATGCTACTGTACATCTACAGTTTATTACATTTCCCGTACTAGCTTTTGTATCACCTGGATATTGTATATTTTCACCTCCAACAAAAAAAGGTTTTTCAAATTCCTGCTTTTGGTTATTCATATCCAAATGATCGTAAGGTTTTATTCTTGTTCTGTTATCTTGAACACTAATCCAAACTTTATCTAAAACTAAATCGCTTTGTTCTGCTGTTTTCATTGCTGCAAAATTACTTGCGCTTGTTGTTTCAGTTCTGGCTATTCTTAATGACTGCCATTTGTAAAACGTTTGATTCCTTTCAACTATAGATTGTATTGCATTACGTAAATCTACTATTGTTCCGTTTTCTCCAATTGATATCTGAATACTTTTAATTATATCAGCTAGCAATGTATCTCTAACAGAAGTAATCTTTACTCCTCCTTCATTAGACAAAAATAGTAAAATTTCTTTTAATAACCTATCATTGAATAAAACGTTTGCCTTTTTAGTCTTTTCTAGAGTAATATTTACTTTATTTCCGTAGTTTATACCTATTGTAGAGTAAACCTCTTTAAACATATTAAAGATATCCACTTTAGATATATTAGACTCTATTAGTAGTTCGTAATTACCTAACGTAGCATTATTGTACGGAATGTTCTTCAAAATCTTTGATATATGACTCTGAATAATTCTATATGCTTTGCGCTCATAAATACTATGCTGTTTAGCCCAGTCCATCATTATAAATTAGCATTATCTATTACTCCAGGCGAAACATCATCTATTCTTTGTTTACCTGAGTTAATCCATACAACATCCATACCATCGTCATCTAAGCTTTCGTATTTAAACGCTTCTCTTATTTCGTTTGGTTTTAATGGAAGTAAGTTTAATGCCTCAGCCATAGCTCTCATATCCGTTTGCATTTCTGGAAGTTCGCTTATGTCCCACTCGATTATGCTTTTTTCATAACCTTTGAATAACGGTATAAATGATTTGTTCCAAGCTGATTGTAACAACACTAAGTCTGGTTGTATATCGTCTGTAATCAATTGTTTTCTAGCATCAATATTAGTACTTCCCGCCATAGCTCCAGAAGTATCAGCATTTAGTAATTCATCAGGGAAGTTAAGAACATTACATATTGTTTTCTGGTCCCAATTAAGATAATCAAAAGGTTTTAACTCATCAGTAGTCAAGGATATTCTTTGGAAGCCAACCTCAGCAGATGATGCCCCTATCTTACCTAACCTTTCGGGATCTTTATCCATTTCAACTAAACGTTCTTTTAATGAGTTAGCCTGGTCCGAAGTTAATGGAGTTCCTTTACCATATAAAAAACCATAAGCACCAGCCGATTGCAGCATTTTAATATTAGTATCAATTGCGCTGTTCTGACTGTTTATGTTTCTTAAACCTGATCTTAATGGCGATTGACCGTATAATTGAGAACCTTGCGTATCATAGTTAGGATTCACATATTTTACATGCAAAACCTCATCAGCCATAAATTTAATATAAGTATTTCCATCAACAAGCATGTAGTAATCAATTGGATTTTCATCAAATAACATATTTGCGTTAGGCTTCAATACAATTTGCATTAAGTGAGAAGGCAATACATAAACCATTTTAGGAACTCCTTTATTCATTCCATCTTTAGCTGACAAATGATATTGATAATAGTTCCCTGTTATCTTCATATATGTTTTATACAATCCAATAACATCTGACCAAGTTTGGTTAGGATTAGGCTGCATTAAAGGGAAGTCCTTTTCCTCTGATTTATAAGCCTTAGTAGATAGACTGTTACGTTTAATTTGTTGCATTAAAGAAAGCGTACCTTTTGTAGCTAAATCTAATTGCTTAAGTTTAAAATACGATTTCTCGCTTTCTATTTCTTTTATGCAATAAGGAACCGAAACAGTCTTAACGGTTTGCTTATTAATAATAGAAAACACAGTAGGATTCTCATTATAACCTCTTTCTAAATAGGTTTTATTATTATAATCGTATCTAGCATAACCGCCACCTATCAACTGTAAAAAAGCTTCATTAAAAGCATTATTACCCTGATTATTACCTGTTAGCGCCTTCCACGCCATTTGTATTTTATTATTAGCCATAGAACAAAGATATATAAATTTATTTATAAAATAAAGAAATCAGGTTTAAAGCAGAAATACATGCGCATCATTAGAGCATCTGAGTAATCAGGAGAACGTCCGATTGATTCTTTTACCTTTTCTTTTGATAATAATTGCAGCTTTCCATCGCTATCAATCTTATCTCTTTTAACCTGCTCCAGTTCTTTTGACATATCGTCAATAACGTTTCCATCGTTGCAATTTACAAATATTTCTCCATTTTGTATCATTTCAGCTAATTTGAAGTAACATTGTGTCTTTAGGTTTTGATATTGTACTATTTGATTTTCTACAGGTAAAGGTCTTGAATTATTTACAAAACCTTTGCATCTTAATATATCGACAACACCTCCGCCTACTCCGTCCTCATCAGCAATAATATTACTTAATGGTACTTTCCATTTAGCCGATAAATCTTTTATTGCTTTTGATGTTTCTGTAATACTCGATTTACCAAGCGTAAATATTTCAACTACCCTAAATCCCTGCCAAACCATTATAACCATTTTATCGCTACCAAAACGCGCAATATCAGCACTTATAAAAGGTTCTCCAGTAGCTACAAAGTCATTTGTAAATATATTTTGTATTTTTTCGTAGTCAATTAATTTAGCTGGGTCGTTATCATACTCCCAGTTTCCGTAGTATAGCCTTTGTTTGCTATTGTCATCAAGTGATAAAAGAGATTCTAAATAAGATTTAGGCAAGTGAGGATTGTCTGTTGGCAATGCCTGAATAAACTTCTTATCCCTGTCTAAAGTGTTATTTTTATCTTTTAGGTAGAACTGAGCATAAACCCAATTTTTTGACGGATTACAAGTGCCCAATAGCTTAGGCGATAAATCATATTTCTTTAGTTTATATCTAATCCTAGATTTAACAATTTGCCACGCTTTATAAGTTATCTGATTGCACTCATCAATAAATGCCCCTGTAATTTCTAACGAACCTAAGCTATCAAAGTTTGGGTCTGACGGATAGGAGTATAAATCTTTTAATAATATTTCACTACCGTTTTTCCAATAAATAATACCCGATTGAGCATTATAATTGAATTGTGAAGTAATGTTTAAATCAGTAGTTAATTCAAAGAAAGTATTTAAAGTCGTTTCTTTTAATGCTTTTAGCTTTGAACGCCCTACTAACCATCTTGTACCTGGATACAGTTGACATTGTTCTATAATCCATAAAACACCTAAAGCTGACTTACCACCTCCTGCATTTTCACCCCCTCAAATACTAGATAAGAGGGGGTTAACTAGCGGCGCCACCATAGACTAGCTCTTTTGTTAAGCTGTCCTTAAGGTAGTACACCGCATTTTCTTGTTTACTTATTAATTTCATATAGTTTTATTCATTTGGCTTAGTACCCGAACCCAATGAGATGATATTAGTTGTAACCTCTCCAGAGTGTTCTGTTTTAACATTCTCAATTAATGCGTTTAATCGTTGAGTAATGCTTTGATTGTAGATACCAACCATACCTCCGCAAATCTGGTCATCTTGAATGTTTCTTTTAATACGCGAACAGATGCGGACATATTCTGTATATCTGTCACCTTTATTCTCAAAATAATCAGTCACATCTGATATTATATTCTGATCATCTAACCAATTCTGAAACCCTATAAAGGTTAGTGGTTTTTCTTTTTCTTTATAAACTTCCTCTGCATCTTTACCTACCCAATCCTTAATTAAAATAGGACTACTTTTCACATGTTCTTTATACTGTAAAAAATAATCCCACATTATTTCTGGAGTTTCAATATACTTATTTTTTCCCATTATTTAATTGTTTAATTTCTACAAATATACTAAATTTTTATACCAAAGTAAAGAAAATCCAATTTACTTTGAACCTCTCTCGCTTCAGTTATTTTACCCGTAGAGTAAAATTTATTTTTCTTTTTTTCCATGTCAGCAAATGACTCGTTAGTTTTTTTTAGTTTAGTTTTCATAATTTATTATTTTTCTGTATAAAATATTTACCCTTTCACTATTATTACCTCTCATTAAAAGATGCTCCATTACAGCTTCAATTCTTTTGAGTGGACTCTCAATATCTCTTTCCATTTTTTCTAATTCAATTCAATTATAAAAAGTTTGAATCGTTTTGCATAGTCATTCTCAATTTTTATAAAATTTTCAAGTGATATCTCTAAACTTAAAAACATCTTTACGTTTTTTTCGTAATCCTTTAGTAGCAGGTTATGTTGCATGGTTAATTTAGGTTTATGATATAAAAATAATATCTTTTTTTATACTGTTTTTCAATTTTCTTAAATTTCTTGTGTGATATTTCTCCATCTATGAATAGCTGACAATTGTAGTCGTACCACTCTTCAAGCAAATTATGTTCCATGATTATTTATTTATATAAGTTTATATTTAAATTCAGATTCATAATCGTTCCATACCAAAACCTCAAAACCTCGATGCTTTAATTGTTTAATTCTAATTTTTTGTAGTTCACTCAGTATGCCTACTGTTTGCTTTACTTCAATAAATTTCACAGTGCCGTCTTTTAAAGCCATAAGGTCCGGAATTCCGTTCATAGAAGTCTTAATAAGCTTTACTACTATCCAGCCTTCTTTTTCTAGCCTATTTTTAATTTTTGTTTGAATTGCACTTTCTAACATGATATGTCTTTTTTAAATTGTGATAATGTATAATTCTTTTTATTCATAATTGATTTGTAAATATAACTCTCAATCCCTCCTTTAGCAAATAACCAAAAAATATTATTTTCTTTTCTTTCCATCGTTGTTAGTCTGTCTCTGCTTTGCCAATATGATGTAGCTGAAAAGTCAGGAGTTAAATAAAATAAATACTCTGCATTTTTTAAACTTATTCCTTCTCTGCCAGAAACAATTTGTAAGGCTATATTTTTATCTGTATTGTCAAATGTTTCTAAATCAAAACAAATACTATCGCCATAAAACTTTTGAATCATTTCTTTTTCTGCCTGGAACTTATAGAAAATAGCTATTTTATTATTTTTAAAATTATCTTGAATATAAATAAGTTTACTTGTGTCTATTATCTGAGAATTACCACTTTCAAGTATAACGGTCCCACTATAAAGTTGATGTAATTTACTCATCATTTTAGCGCCAGTATCCGCAATAATTAAATCATTATGACCTTCAAACACTTTATCTTTTTTTAGCCTATTCGTTATTTTATAAGTAATTGAAAGCATATCAATATAAACAATTGTTTCTTTTACGCTTGTTTCAAATCCGGCTTGTTTTTGAGTAAAAGTAATAATATATTTATCAATTATTTTTTTTATTTTCTCTTGATTTGCGTCTGAGTAATCATTTACTTCAGCATACCCTAGATATTTCTTTTTAACGTTAACAAAAAATTTTGCCCAGGCATAAAAATTAGTATAGTCTTGAAAAGGTGTTTTATTACTTAGCCAAAATTGATGATAAATTTGTGAATAACTCTCAGGAGTTGGTGTACCACTTAAAAAAATCATAGGTGAATTAAAAAACTTTTCTTTAATTAATTTTGTACACTTATTAGGTTTAGGAAATGCTCCGTTTCTATGATGTTCATCTGATATGATTAAATCGTATTTTCCTTTGTTTAAATGCAGGCTTTCATTATTTATAACTGTCAGTTCATAATTAAAATTAAAGTCATTAAAATCGCTTAAGATTGATTGTATTGCTTTTTTCTTTGTTAAAAATAGAACATTTTTAGCTCCGTATAATCTAGCTGTTTCTAAAGCCATTAGTGTTTTACCAGTTCTAACTTCACAGCATAAATAAACTAGTCCTTTTTCTTTTAAGACAACATTAGCCTTTTCGGCTATGTCAATTTGATAATCTCTTAATTGTCCCATAATTTTATTAAAATAAAAACCCCGCAAATCAAGAAGTGGACGTTTCTATCATTGCAGGGATTTAATAATGTTTTTACTAGGCGTCCACTCCTATTGCACAAATATATAATTTATTTTTTAATAAACAATTATTTATTTTCTATTTTTTTAACCCAATTATTTATAGTAACTCTACTTACATTAAAATCTTTAGCTAATTTACTTTTATTAATATTATCTACTCCCTTAGCAGCTATTAATTTTTTTAAAGTTTCAAATACATCTTCTATTGTTTTACCACTTTTAATATCAGAAAAATCTTTGTTTTCTAATCCTTCTGTTTTAATTTTTTTAAACTGTAGTACAAAATATTCAACTAATTTTTCAGCTTTTTTAATTGTGTCAGCACTTACTTTTACTTCTTTAATATTCACATCATTAAAATAACAGTCAATAAAATGAATTATAAGTGCCAGCCTAGGAATATAAGTTTTTATTTTTGCTATCATACTTTTAAACATCTCAGGCTCATTTTCTGAATTTTGCAAATCAACATATTTGTTAAAAACTCTTATCCATTCGATATTAGCTTCTGGATCTAATCTACAAATGAAAGGGATTATTTCGTTATTGTCATCTTTTTTAATAGTATGAGAAATAGTATCATTCATTTTTAAAATAGTATTTTCATACCATTCTGTCAGTTTTTCTGGCAACTCATCGTTATTAAACTGTTCGGCTTTTAAATTACTTGGATAAGAAAAAAGAAATCTGTCTATAAAACCAGAACTAATATTTTCATTTGTAAAATGACTATCTAGAATTTCGGGTTGTATACCTCCAAGAACAGGAATAAATGGGGAGCTAATATACAAATCGTCTCTAGATAACCTATTAACAATAATACTTTCGTTTGACCAAATAGATAACCATTGTTGTTTATCAGAACCCTCTCTATACTTGTTCATATCCTTGAACCATCCGTCCAGCTCATCCTTAAAGACCCCAATAGCATTTTTAGATTCGTTGTGAAGAGATATTAAAGCTTCTATTGTTGTATCACTTGCAAGTAGTTGTTTTCTTTTTGGTTTATCAATTGGAATAGTGTTTTTTTGGTCCTTTTTAGATAATAAAATATAATCTTGATATTCCTCAAATTTTTGGAAATAATCCTCAATTCTTTTTTTATTAATTTTTTTTAATGGGAAAATAATATTATTAATACTTGGTGTCTTACCAAGACCAGCCTGACCTACTAGTGATAAAAATAATGTACAAGATTCTACCCATCCTTTTTTAGCTTCAATTTTTAAAGAGTTACCAATAATAACAGAAATCATCCAAAGAAAAGAAGATGCCATAAAATCTTCATTTAACATTAGTTTTGTTTTTGATTCTAAAATATACAATTGAATTTCACGAGGGAATATATCAAGAGGAAATTCTTTAGTTTCTATTTTTTCTACTATTTCTTTTGGAATTTCTTTTGGAAATTCTTTAACTAAACGAGAACCATAACCGTTTGAATATAAATCTTTTGAAGCTGCTGAATAATCACCATTATGATTTTTATAAGCATAAGCAGTAAAAGGAGTTATTAGTTTTTCGTGTGGATAACATGTTCCAGTACTAAAAAGATACATAAATCCAGTGTCTTTAAAAACATAACCAGAATGAGGACTTGTCGCTCCGTGTCTTTTGATAACTTGTTTTTTTGCTAAACTAGCTACGATTGTAAAATCAGAACTAATAACATCGAAAATATTGTGCTTTTGATTATAATCGTCCCAAGGGGTTAAATTAGATTCTACATAATCATTTTTAGATACTTCTATAGGCTCTACTTCTTTTACAAAATTATATACTCTAGAACAAGATAATATAATATCTCTATCCTCTATAGAAATATATTCTATATCTAAATATGAACGCTTATTATATTGATTGTTTGGATAAACAAAACAATACCCGCCTGTTGCTCTAGTTTCAATAATAGCTTCTGTATAACCTTCTAAAACCGCTAATTTTTTATTACCTTCTATCTCTTCACATTTAAAAAAAATATGATACCCGTCAGATTGGGTTTTATAAATAACTACTTTGTTATAAAAATCAAATATATTATCATCAAGAAAATTAATATACTCATCCCAGAACTCTTTTCGTTCTTTAGCTGATTTTAATACTTTTAAATCAACATCAATGCATTGTAAGTTATCATAACCTGTTACGATACCAAAATTAGTAGTTGCTGGTATTTCAGTTCCATCTTTTCTAATAATACCACCTTTGTAGTTGAAGTTCTTAGAAAACTCTGGAAATGAAAGTTTTTCAGTTTGTGATTTTTTCCAAGGAAAGTTTGGTATTTTGTTTGGACCAACTGTAATTAGAGAAAAATTTTCACAAAGGTTTTTTAAATTAAATTCCATCTTCTAAAGTTTTTTTAATGTTTATAATTTCTTTTACCAACTGTTCTAAATTAGGCACTGAACCAAAATAGATTCCGAATGCTTCTTTTAGAATTTTGTTTCTTTTTTCTTGAATGTTGATTAATCTCTCTTGAGCATCTAACATTTTAATTTCAAATTGTGTCATAATATTATTAAATTAAAAAATCCCTATAAAATCAAAAGCCTCTCACCGCTTTATCATCTATAAGGATTAATTATAGTCTTTTTAGTTGGGGTAGTTTGAGAGCCAACAACAGAACAAAGATATAACTTATTTTTTAATAACAAAAAATTATTTAAATTATTTTTAAAATATTTTTTTTTAATGCTATAAAACAGTATTTAAATTATTTTTAAAATACTATATTTTATAAGTTTTATCTTATGATTTTAAGCTAAAGTCAATGGTATAGAGACTTAACAAGGTATTTTAAGGTTTTACTTACTTTTTCTCTTAAAAAGTGTAAACTTAAGTGTAAACTTTACACTTGGTTTACACCCCTAGTTTACACCCCTAATCCTAGTGGTGGCGAGGCTTAACAGCCGAAAGTGTAAACTTTACACTTTTTTTTTATTTTTTTTTTTTTTTTTTTTTTTTTTTTTTTTTTTTTTAAACGACTGTAAACTGTAAAACTTTACACTTTCCTTCGTTAAGTCTCGCTGTCATTGAGATTATATGTGTAAAGTACAGTAAAAATATGCTTTACACATGTTTACACTATACAATTTGTTTTTTTTACTGTTTACTTTTCAAAAAAATGTTACACTTTTTAATATAAACCAAAATAAAATGTTTATATTTGTATATGTTCCTTACTTAATGGTCTGGAATCTAAAAAGGTTTTTGAACGTTGAACCAGTAATCAACGTTTTTTTTATGCCATAAAGTCAAGGAATACGTTCCAAATGTTAAAGTTTTAAAATAATTTATAAAAAGGTGTTGTTTATATAAAAACATGTTATATCTTTACATAACAAATAACAAACTAAATAAAAAATATTATGGGAAGAAAAAAATTAACTAACGAAAGGTATCAAGTCAGATGCCATCCTAAAGTAATTCAAGACATTAGGAAATATGCAAAAGAAAAAAGCGAAGAGTATTTAACACAAACACAAAAAAATGAAAACTATTAGAGAACATTTAGAATTATTAGCTACTCCTTACAGAGAAAAAGCTTTAAAAAATACTCCTAAAGAAAGATTAGAAATAAAAAAAGAATCTTTAAAAGAATCTTTAGCATGTGCCTTCCCTTGGCAAAAATCAAAAGAGGGATTTAAATTTTGGAATAAATTATTTTATAAATTAATAACAAATAGAAATTATGAAAACAATTAAACAGCATTTCGAAACATTAGAATATCCTTACAGAGAACAAGCTTTAAGAAACACATCTTACGAAGCTTTAATACAAGAAAAGGAATCACTATTGGAAGCTTTATTATCCGCTTTTCTTTGGGAAAAGTCACCAGAAGGATTTAAATTCTGGGATGATTTATCGCTAGAAATTAGCAACAATTAAAAAAAAAAACAACAACTAAAAAATAGAAATCATGTTATACATATCAAACAACAAAAACGTAAAAAGAGAAAGCAACTTAAAATCAGCTTTAATTATCATCTCAATAATTGCAATCGTATTTTTAGCAATTGCAAAATGGGGAAATTTAAAATAATCAAAAACACCTAAAAATTAGAAATCATGAGAACATTTATCAACAAAAACGGAGGTTATTTATTATTCGCATCAGCAATAGTAACAGTTATTTTATTCAGAGTATTTTTTCCTAACTTAAATTGGAAATAATTAATTAACAAAATTGTTTCCTTCATCAATGAGGGAAACAATTTAAAAACTAAAGAAACCATGGCAACATTAATATCAAACACAGAGTTCGTTTTACAACAATTCGAGTTATTGTACGATGAAAAAATAACACAAGACGTTTACATAAAAAGAATTGTAAAATATTCAGAGTTCTTGAAAACTAAACTAACGATAGAAATGTTTGTTTCTTGCGATGAAAAAGGTAATCCTTTAAAGCAACCAAATAATGATAATTGTATTTTTGAGGGGTTCGTTTATGCTTATGATTCAATATTTTTAAAAGCAAAATTATCGATACGTCTTTATTCTTTCAAACACAATAATACAGTAGAATCTTTGGTGAGTAGTCGAAATCCACTAAAACTGACAGAATACGCAAAAAAACAATTAGATCTATGAAAACTACCACATTATTTATTATGTTTTTTATATCAATAAGCATGATGGCTCAGAATAAATATAAAACCACAAAAGCAATTGTAAATTTTGATGTTTCTGTTCCCTTTTTTAAAGATATAAAAGCGGTTAGTAAATCAGGAACAATCATGCTCGATCCTAAAACAAGCGCACTAGTATGCGTGCTTGTAATGAAAGACTTTGTTTTTCCAATGGATATTATGAAACGACAATTTAATGACAATTACATAGAAAGCAAAAAATATCCAAGAGCTGTTTTTAAAGGTAAAATTATTAACTTTGATATTAATGAGGTAGAAAAAGAATATCAGATAGCAGGAAAAATAACTCTGCACGGAAAATCAAAAGAAATTATAGTCAATTCCTTTCTCAAAAAAGTAAAAGGAGGCATTGAAATTGTGGCAGATTTTACAATTATGATTGCAGATTTTGATATTGAAATACCTTTTAATTTAGAAAATAGAATTGCAAAGACCGTAAATATAAAAATTATTGCTAACTTGCATTCTGAAAAAAAAACTAAAAAATCATGAAAAAATTTTTATATAACCACGGCGGAATTTTATTTTTTATATCATCAATTGTAGCGGTATTTTTGTTTAGAGTATTTGTAGCAATAAAAACATTCTTAGAATTATGAAAGAATTTGAAAAATACAGCATAGTTTTTTGTATTGCAGTAGCTGCAATGGCTTTAACAACTTTTATTTTAACATTATGAAAAACACAATTTTAAAAACTTTAACAGCCGTTCTTGTACTGGCTGTTTTTTCAGTTTATTTTGCGCCTGAAAAAAAAATAGAAAAGAAAATTTCTTTAGACCCTACAATAAAAATTATAAACTTTACGCCTTATAAAAATCTAGATAGTATAGTAAATATTACTGCTCAAATACTGCAAATTAAAAAAGCTCTAATTGTTTGTGTTGCTATGTCAGAAGAAGAAGCTATAAATTATTTTGCGTACGTAGAAGATAAAGATGGTTATTACTTGATAAATATTAATCCAAAATTAACTGACGATTTATTAATAGAATCTATCGTGCACGAGATGGTACATGTACAACAAAGTTACTCAGGAAGGCTAAAAACATTAAGCTATGGATTTTGGTTTGAGGGACTAACCTACACGTTTAAATACCCATACTTTTCACGTCCGTTTGAAGAAGAAGCGTATAGATTAGAATTTTCCCTTAAATACGCTGTAAAAAATTTAATGTAAATAATTTAACAAAAATTTAACATATATTTGTATTGTATTTATGTAATTTATTACTACATTTGATAAAGAAATAATAACAAACTAAAAAAAAGAAATCATGAAAAACTTTAAATTAACTGTATGGTATCGATTTGTTTGGGAGGATGAAATGGAAAAAGATTTTGACATTCATTATTTGCAAGCTATCACAAAAAAGCACGCGGAAGTGCTGGTTACGGAAATGTACGGTTCAAAATATAGACCTTACAAAATTGAAGTAGAAGAAATTCAAACAATGACAAAAGAAATAATGTTTAAACTAACAAGACCTAATTAATATGATAACAAAATTTAAAAAAATACAGAACAGACAAAAACTGTATTTCTGGCTAGGGAGAGCCACTTATAAAAACCCAAAATCTATAGAATGTCACTGGTTTACCAAATTATTCTGTAATGTTCCAAAAAAATATCTTGAAATTACTGAAGAGATATTAGATGCAATGATAGCACACGAAAAAGACATTAACAAATCAGAAGCAAATCGCTTCTCAAAATTTAAATAATCATGAAAAAAATATCACTTTATATTACGATACTATTTCGTAAAATAACAAACGAGAAAATAGATGCAAAAGAACTTGCACAGGAAATCTTTAACGGACTAATAGATAATAAAGATGATGTACGTACTCTAGAATTAATTAAAGCGCTAGAAGAAGTATTTAAAACTGAAATGCGTAAAAAAGAAATTAAACAAGCAGCATTTTGCAAATCAGTTAACGAAAAGTGGAAACCTGAGGTTACGAAAGTTTATAATCTTTATACAGATACAAAACCTGAGTATATAAACGTAAAATACGAATTAGTAAAATAACCAATTAAACAAAAAAAAATGATACAATTAAAAAAAGCAACCAGAAAGCAAGTAAAACTAAGACTTAATATTTCTGCACCAAGTGGAGCGGGTAAAACTTACTCAGCATTAAGAATGGCAAAAGGATTGTGTGGAGACTGGAGCAAGATAGCTGTAATTGATACAGAAAATGGTTCAGCAAGTTTATACTCAAATCTAGGAGAGTTTAACGTAATTGATTTACAGCCACCTTTCCAACCAGAAAAATACATTGAAGCATTAAACGCTTGTGCGGCTGCAGGAATGGAAGTAGTAATCATCGATAGTTCAACACACGAATGGTCTTGTTTAATCGAAGAGAATGAGTTACTAGCACAATCTTACTTCAAAGGAAACACTTGGTCAGCATGGAGTAAAACAACACCAAGACACGATAAATTTATAAATGCTGTATTACACGCTCCGCTACACGTTATAACTTGTACACGTTCTAAAACCGAAACAGTTCAAGAGAATGGTAAGGTGAAAAAAATAGGTATGAAAGATGTACAGAGAGAAGGATGGGAATACGAATTAACAGTATCATTAAACATCGATAGAGATACTCACTTAGCTCACCCATCAAAAGATCGAACAAATTTATTTGAAGGTAAACAACCTTTTTTAATTACAGAAGAGACAGGAGAACTAATTGCTAATTGGTGTAACTCTGGAGAAAGCGAAATTAAAATAGCTGTTGATGAGATGACTATAGTAGCTACAATAGATGATTTAAAAAATGTTTGGACCAAATATAAAAACCTTCAAACAAACAAAACTTTCATTGACGCAAAAGACAAACGAAAAGAGGAATTAAGTGGAGAGTAATAGAGAGGTCTTCTTGAGAATGTCAGAGCAACATTATATGAGTATTCCAGAGAATATACGAATGGCTTTTTTATCTGCAAAAAGAGTTGACGAAGAGAAGTCGGATTGGTCTGAAAATATGAAAGACGAAACGTTTAGTAATATTTACAAGACCATTAAGGAATGCAAAAAAGACCTTGCAGAAAGAGAATACCAATTAAGAGAAAATAAAAGAACAAATAAATAACAAATAACAAATTAAATTTAAACACTATGGAATTAAGAAACGTTGAAATCGTACACATCGGAGAATTGAAACAAATTACAGCAACTTACAAAAAAGTAGAATTCGTTGTAAGAATTGAAAGCCAATACCCACAAGAGGTTCTTTTTGAAACTTCTGGAGAAAAAGCTGATAAATTTCTACAATACAATAAAGTAGGTAATTTTGTTGATATTGAATACAATTTAAGAGGTCGTTCTTATTTAAAAGATGGGGAACCAGAAGCTAGCAGACGTTGGTTTAATAGTTTAGACGCTTGGAAAATATTTAAAGCTCAAACAGAAACCGCTACAGAAGCTCCAGCAGAAACCGCTACAGAATCGGACGATATGCCTTTCTAATTTAAAAACCAAAAAGCCGTCTATTAATTTAGGCGGCTAATTTTTAAAAATATTATGAAAAAAGAAGAATTATTTAGAGTAATAGATATTGCAGAGATACTAGAAATACACAGAGATGCTGTGGCATTTAGAATTAAACTTCTAGGCATAGAGCCTAAAAAAAAATGGTTTTACGATAAATATCAAATAGAATTAATGAGAGATTATTTAACCGCACCAAAAGTAAAATACTTAACTTATGAATCAAAACTAAATTATGAAAACAGATAAAAACGTAGAAGAGGTTATAGCATCATTTAGACAGCGTTCAGAGATAGGATTTAAAAAATATAATACTAACACCGAACGAACAGATATAGACCTAATAGGTTGGTTAAACCACCTTCAAGAAGAATTACAAGACGCAACCATTTACATACAACGCTTAAAAAACGAACTTAACAAATAAAACCATGAAAACAATAAAAAGATTAAGACTAAAAAATTACGAAATTTTAGCTCTTGGATTAGAAATAAAACCAGGAAACGGAACAGGGAATGGAAAATACTCACTAAACGAAGAGCAACTACTTCAATTAGAAAAAATACGTAACCTACATGCAACTGAATTTAAAGAGGTTAAAAGAACATTAAATAAAGACGGAGAGATTATATCTAAAATAGAGAAGCTTGCACCTAAAGAGCTAATATCAATCCCTGAAAATCATCAAATTAAACGTGTAAGTACGAATGTTAGCACGGGACAACAATGGATTATTAGTGAAGAGAAAAAAGAAGAGGTAACAAATAAAATTGAAGAAATAACATTTGAAGAGATAAAAGAAATTTTAACAAACGAGTTTAATTCTTTGATAAAAGTTGAATCTAAAATTGTAAACGGAAAGCATGAAGCAAATATTGTAATAGCTGATTTACATTTAGGCGCTTACATTAACGGACTAGTAAACACTAAAGATTATTCTATCCCTATTTTAATTGAATATTTAGAAAGTATTGTAAATACTGTAAACGGTTTTCAGTATGAAAAAGTAAATGTTTTATTCCTTGGTGATATGATTGAAAGTTTCACTGGATTAAATCACAAAAATTCATGGAAAGGCTTGCAAAAAGGAATGATAGGAGCTGAGGTTATTAAGTTTTCAGTTAATATTTTACACGAAAAACTTTTGTCTAAACTAAATAATTTAGTACTTGTTAAATTAGTAGCGGGTAATCACGATCGCTTAACTTCTGACAAAGATGAAGACACAGACGGAGGTGCTTGTGACTTAATAGCGTTCGGTTTGGAATTAAGAGGATATAATGTTGAGTTTCACCCTACTGTTATATCGTGTGAAATTGATGGAATAAATTATATTTTATTACATGGTCATAAAGGAATTTCAAGACGTGCAACAAAAGATATTTGCTGGGACTTTGGTAAAAAAGGCGTTTACAATGTTATTCTTGAAGGTCATTTACACTCAATTATCCAAAAATTAAGTATTAATATGAAGGGTAAATTTAATATAATAAAAGACGATAGTGTAGACCATATTCGTATGAACGCAAGAAGTTTATTTACTGGAAATGGTTTTAGTGAAGATTTAGGATATAGCTCCAACGCTGGGTTTTCTATAATTACAAATAATGGTAAAGGACTGCCGAACATAAATAATATGTTGTTATAATAAATATTTTTACAACCGCTAGAGAAATTTAGCGGTTTTTTTTCTTTAAATAAAAAAAGCACTTAAATTAATAAGTGCTTTTAAAAGAACCAACCAAAAAAAACAATCGGGTAACCACTCCCTAATGAAAAAAAACCTAAAATTACTATGAATACACAAATATAAAGAAAAAATCCCAATAAATTACTACTGGGATTATTTTTATTCAAAATCTAATGAACCTATATACACTCTTAATTTCCGTTAGGCTACTGACTTAGATTTGATATACAAATATAATTAAATTTTTGGAATTAAAGGCATTTTTTTATAAAACCTGTATAAGCAATATAAAATAACCAAACAAACTAAACCTATAATAATCAACATAAACGGATTATACTGTTTTTTGTCTACCTCCTTTAAACTGTTTTCCTTTTTTGATACTGTATTAGTATTTATATTTTTTTGTTCTTTAGAAGCTTCTTTTTTAACTTCATTAATATCACTAACAACTTCTGATTTAGTATTATTTTTTTTAATAGTTTTACGAACTATTTTTTTTACGTTACCCAACACTACCTTTGACCCATCTTTATCTATTACAAAGCTTTCTTTTGAAGCGTCTACTGGCTCAGTTATGGTTTCTTCTATTATAGTTTCGTTTTTATCATCAACCTTAACAGTAGTAGTTGTTTTTACATTTATATCTACTTTACTTTCAATTGTAGATTTGTCTACAGTTTCAGTTTTAGCTTGTTCTTTAGATTTTTCTTTATTAACTTTTCTTGCTCCGCATGAAGTCAATAATATTATAAAAAGTATTGCTATTATTTTTTTCATATTCCTAATATTTTTTTCCATTTTTTTAAACATTCTTTTCTGTGCTCCAATCCTATAAAACCTCCATTTATCCTTTTTGTAATTGTTTCGATGTTATCTAAATCAGCAAAACTATTTAATTTGTTCTTATTCCAAAACCATAAAGCTGAAATCATTGCGTTTGTTTCATCTAAAAGGAAATCCGGATTTTTCAAGAAATCTATTTTTGTATCTTTTGATAACGCAGCGTAATTGTCTTTTCCTGTAATTTGAATAAACCCTCTACCTCTGAATAAAAAACCATCCCCGCTAGCTTCGCTACCGTTGCCCATTCTATTTGCGTAAACTCTATTAGCAATTTTTTTAGGTTGTCTTTGATAAGCGTTTGCTATTTCTAAAGTTGGAAAATACTTTTTAAACGTTGTCATCAATCCTTTAGCACTGTAATTTAAATTCTCGCTAATGGCTTTAAATCCAGACTCATGTTCTAATTGTGCTAGAAAATGAGCCTGTCTTAAAGGCGTATTAATACCATTATTTAAAAGTAATGTCTTGTATTTTTCGTGTATATTCATTTTTATTTTTTATTTTGACATAAGCTTTTCAAAAACTTCATTACCTCTTTTTATAGCACACTCAATTGATTGCATGATTAATTTTCTGCATTCCAATTCATTTTTATGTGTGTTAAAAAGAGTGCGAATCATGTTTTTATTTTTTATCCTCCATGGCTTCGAATATTTTGTCCATTTTATCTAAAAACTTATTATATCCTGTCACAAGTCCTGAAAGTTTTTCATTTGAATCTCTTAGCTCTTTTATAAATAAATCGTTCTTTGACTCAAGACGTTTGTATAAATACACAACAACTCCAGACAGAGCAACTACAACAGCAATACTACCTGTTGTTAAATCTATAAATCCGTGTGCTAATTCTGCATTTGCAGGTATTTGTAAAAACATAATATTTTTATTATTTAAATTATTAATTAATTATGGGTATACTTCTATTTTAATTGTTGCTGAAGATAAAGCGCCATCTTTTAAAACATTAAGAGCCGTTGAAGTGCTAATAGCTACTGTGTTTACTGTATTGCTATATCCTGTAATCATAGTGTCAATAACTGAGTTTCCGTAGGTTACTATTGTTTTAGAAGCTGTAAAAGCACCTGACAAAGTAGCTAAATAAATTCCTGTACTTTGTCTAGTCCAAACAACTATTCCATGTAATGAGTTTTCTAGTACTGTTGCTGTTGGTGCGCTTGTACCTCCCTGAGAGACTAAGGCTACATATTTAAGTGGTTGAACCGAACCGGCAGACAAATTACCACTTGCATCCGCTACAATTTGTCTTATTCCTGTTCCTGCTAAATTTGTTAAATTTAATACCCCAGCTCTTGACAAAAACATTAGTTGATTGTTTTGTCTAGCAAATCTAAAACCACCACCCGTTAATGTAGTATAATCAGCGTCTGTGTTTCTTCTTATGTTAAATTCAAAATCAGAAGCAGCATTTGTATCAGGAGAAGCAGCAATTAAAAATAAACCTCTATTATCAGTTGATTTACCAATCATTGTCGGTATGTTTGCTGATCCAGATGCATTACCAAAAGAAAAACTACCCATATCTTGACCCGCTAAATTATAAGATAAAGTAGCACCTGTTTTAATATTAAATTGACCTACTGGATTGGCGTAAGATGGTGATAAACCTACAGTTGCCTTACTATCAATATATAAAATACTAAGGTCTCCGCTGTGAGCTAATTTACTTAATCCAATAAATCCAGGAGCGTTATACATTGGTATGTAATTAGCAACCCCTGTACCTCCTGCACCAATTGGAAAAGGCAAAGTGCCCCCTCCAGCTAACAAAGCATCTGTTGAAGTTGCTCCTTTTTTTATAAATGAAGTTGCGGAAGTTATTCCAAAATCAGTTTTTCCGTTAATAACTGATAAAGCTACTTCGTTAGAATTATATCCGTTAACCTGATTTATCAAAACATTGTTTAACTCTTTAGCTAGTTTTTTACTTCCGTTTTCGTTTAAATGAATTCCATCGGCATTAAAATAAGTTAAGTCTGCTGGATTTGGTAAAATAACCTCAGTTTTTATAGCATAATCGTACAATGTAGGGTCAGAATAAATCAAAGCATTTAAAGCTAAAGCACCTGAATCTCTTAAGGCTATAGTAGAGCGTGTTATTCCAAAAGCTATAACAGTGAATCCGTCTGCCTTTGCTTGAGCCCAAACAGTTTTTAAATTAGCATAAACAGTTGCAACCGCCGTACCGTCACCTACATCATTGCACCCAATCATTAAACATAAAAGTACTTTTTCTTTGTTTGATGTTGGTTTATATGGTTGTATTTGCGTAACGTAATCACCATTAGAAATAAAAGTAGCTAATCTTTGTCCTGAGGTAGCTACATTTACCTGTTGTGCTTTAGCTATTTCAGAATTATAATTTACTATTTGTGTAGGGTAGTTAGTAGTTCCGTAGCTTACGCCTGTAGTGTAAGCTGTTATACTATCACCTTCATAAACTACAGTATTAAATATACCCGGTAATTCATTTATAGAACTTAAAACGTCAGTTAAATCATTTGCTAAATCTTGACCTGTTCCACCATACCCTCCAGAATCTAATTTTAAAGCTAGCGCATTAAACACTGCATTTTCACTTGGAGTAGTAGTGGTAAAACTTGACCTAATAGTTTGAACAATTCCTGCTAATTCTACATTTATAGGTATTTGAACTGATAAAGTCCAATAAGTTCCATTTGATGTAATTGCATTTAATTCCTCAGTTGTTGTAATGCTAAGCGCTCCACCAACATTACCAAAAGTTCCTTTTCCAACTAATACCCATTCATTTGAAGAAGTTGCTGGTAAAGTCTCACCGTCTAACACAGTAGTTGGATTAAATGCTAAACTAGAAGCTGTTCCTATAAAATCACTTATTAGGTCAGCTAAGCCTTGAACGTCACCGCTTTTCAAAGCCCCAGCTACTTCATGAGGTAGTTTATCTGTTAAATTCCAAATAGAAGAGGGTAACTCTCCTACGCTTATTGTAGTAATATTTGCTGGATTTATAGCCATTTTTAAGGTAATTTCATTATAAATAATTGAACAATTGAATTTTGCATAATATCTACTGCTACATTTGTAGAGCCAACATTTACTGTATTTATATATTGATGTGTTCCTGACGCTTCTACATCTGTAGCCATTACATAATCTTTAGAACCTCCTCCGTTATCTGCATCAGATACTGGTAAAGTACAATCTAAAACTGGTATATTATTTTTTACTAATACTTTTGAATTTTCACCAACTTGCTCTCGCATAGAATTATAATTAACCCCATATCCCAGTGCTACAGCCCCATCCATATTAGTAGTACCATTTAGACCGTTCATTATTTGCCAGCCATTCCACAAACCTGTTGATTTACCTAATCCATTACTTTCAAAATTTTCATCTACATAAAAGTCTGTAACGTTTAGCCATTTTACTTCATAAGGTCTATATGAAACTATATTTAATAAACCTTCTATTTCGCTAACCTCAGCACGATATAAAGTTGTGCCTATAGCGTGCATTATTATACTTTCGCTAGTTAATGCAGATACCGGTAATTGGTCTGCCCTAACCGTTGTTATTAATGCTGGATCTATTGCCATTTATTATTTTGTTATTTTTATTAATTCGTTTACATCGCCTGTATTTACCAATACATTAGGGTCACCATTATTTAATAATACCCCTCCTAAATCTTGAACTAATGGTTCTCCAAAACCAGTTATTGAACCAGAAAAACTTAAAAACTCTCCTACTGATTCCGAGGAACTTAAATCGGAAATATAACCTTTACCATAGTCTACAATTGGATAAATAGACCCTTGTATTTTCCATTCTAACAATATTCTATCTCTTTTTAACTTCTTAATCCTGTCATAAGAAGCTAAATCAAATCTACCCTTTGATGCTGTTGTATTTATTTGTAATCCAGAAAAAGGTATTGTATAGCTTTGTGATATTGGTTTTGACGTATTCCACCCTTTATTATCTCTAGTGGTAGTGTCAATAAAAGTGCTATTTTCATCAATACCATTGCTAGTAAGACATGCCATAGGAACATATAGTCCATTTAGCTTTAAATATAATATTCTATCTTCTCCGTTTACAAAATTCATAATACAAATATAATAAAAAAAAAATTAACCTATTATAGTAGGTTTAACCGTTTGTCCGTAGTCAAGAGTTTTAATATACTCTATATCGTTTAACTCTGGAGAATACAACTCTAATAATTTTAAAGACGATATATTGCTATAAGTATCATATTTCCAATCTATAGGCATAAACTTACCGCTTATTTTGTTTATTGAACAAACAGAAATATATGAATTATACCCAAAAATATCACCACTAAATAACTTCATAGGCTTTTGTGCTATTCTTAATTCATCCTCAGCAGATATTCTTAATAATGGTTTAACCTCCGAAGACGTAAATTTGCGTCTATACCAAAAATCAGTTAAATCCTCTTGGTTCTCTTTATAAATTGCTCCTTGATAAACTTTATTGCTATTATCACCATTATTTACTGAACCATTGTCTTTAACTATTGAGCTTATAGGAATAATTCTATTTACTGTGTGAAATTCCCCAACTACATTATCTCCTGCAAATGTGTTAATTACTTCAACACTTTTTATAGAAACTATTTTTCCATTTGGTACAGACGTAGGGTTTTGAATTATAACAGTAATTACTCCATCTTTAGGTAAAGGATTTGCAGATATTACAAAACTTCTTTCAAATTTAGAATCAGCTGATATATCACCTAAATTTATTGGTTCGTCATAATTTCTTAGCCTAAAACCTGTGCTTATTAAACTCCAAGTTCCGTCTGCTAAAAGTCCATAATCTGCGCTTCCATCATCAGGAGTTAAATTAACTTGGTAAATTACCTCAGCAACTGAACCATAAGAAACAAATCTAGTTTTAAAATCAAACGTATATCCAGCTTCTAATAAATCAGATTGATTACTACTATATGTAATAACTTTTTGCCCAGGAAATTCTACAGTTGGAGTAGGGGTTAAGTATGAAATGCCTATAGTTGAATTAGGATCTATAGATAAAAAACCAGTTCTTATTGATTGAACCCATGATGGATTTTTAGTCCAACCTTCGTATACGTTACTACCTGCTTCATGTTTTAAATTTCCGTTTTGCAATATGCTATTTACAAAGCCATATTTATAACCAAGCCTAAAAGAAGATGTTGCCCCTTTTATTTCTATTTTTTGATTTGAATTGCAATGATGTGGATAAAAATTATCTACTTGAGACCCTATTGCTCTTGTTAAATTGTATTGATTAAAACCTAAATATGTTTTATCTATTTCATAAGTTTTAAATACAGGATAATACGTATCGTAAAAGTCAGAAGGTCTATAAATATACCACTCCCCATACTCTTGCGTTATAACCGCGTTAAATAGTTCTAATATAGATTTTAATACTTCTAAACATCCCATTGTAGTATTATCGTCACTTTTTATATAGCGATTTACATCAACATACATTTTTGCTAAAACATCTGTTTCAACTGTATTAAAGGGTATTCCATAATATAGTATATCAATTGAAGTCTTTATCCTTAATTCTAAACCTGTTCTTCTTAAACAATTATAAATTATATCTAAAGCTGACATTTTACCAGAAAAAGCAACACCACTTGTTGAATTAAAAGATAGACCTTCTAAAAGTCCTAATCCATCTACGCACTCGACATTTATATTCCAAATATCTTCTGAATATGATTGAAAAATACCGTCTGGCTTAATAAATCCTTGAAATTGTAGAATATTATCTCTATATAATTTTACAGAGAAATCCGTTTCTCCTTTTGAATATAAATCTGAAAAATCTAAAAACTCATTTGCTTCTAATAATAAAGAAACACCTGTCCCTCTTATTGAAGTAAAATGATTTTCAGAAGATGATTTTTGTATAGTTGCTCTACCTATTATTTCAGTAGTAGTACCCGTAAAATCTTTCTCGTATATTTCACATTTCCAAGTATCGTTAGCTATATTTTTATATTGAAAAAAATATTTAGCTGCGTTTGTTGGTGTTGGATTGAAATTAAATGAATTGAATACAATATTATCCGAATATGCAATTGAATCAAATAAAATATTTGAGCTTACTCCGTATAAAGATTTTACTCCTTGAACCCCGCTTTCGTTTGATAATACCAAATAAGATATTGGAAAAGAAGCAGACAAATATCCTTTAGTTTCTAAAAATGTTTTTAAGTTTGTTGCAGATTCTAATATTGTAGCACCAATTTTAACCTTGTGAAAAGGGTCTAAAGCTATTGCAGAATCACTATTAGTAAATTTAAAATCTACAACATTAAGACCGTTTAAATAAACAATAGGTAAACCGTTTATCCTTGCGTCAATAATTAAACCATCACCTTCTATTGGATTTTCGGTTAATAAATCTGGTCCAAAAAACGCTATGTATCCTTGTTCTGTTGCCATTATATACGTGCTAGTCCCCCTAACCTTTTATTTTTATCCATTGTATTTGATAGAACACCTATTAATTTATCACCTGCTATTTCAAATATTACTGTTCCGCTTCCAAATGATGAACCACCTCCACTAATAGATGAAGAAGAAGCTGGGGAGTTATAAGACGCTCCACTTGAATAAGAATTACCACTAGCAGAACTACTACTGCCTCCTGCCTTATTAGCAATTGCTCCGCCAGCTGACTTTAATGCTATACCTACTCCAATTGCGGCTACACCTGCTCCAATAGATAAAGCCGGGTTTCCAGAAGTTAATGCTTTATCAATAACTCCTTTTGCTACAGCTAATGTACCGTATTTTATAAGTAAAGACCCCATCTCAGATAAAAACGCACCCAAAGAAGCCAATAAAGATTGTCCTATTGCTCCAAATACATTTTTACCTTGTGCTAATGCAGTTCCTATTGCTGTTCCTAAATTTTCAAATGTTCTTGTTAAAGACCCCTCTGTTAAAGAGTTTACGTCTTTGTTAAAATCAATTATTGCCTGTTTTTGTAAAGCTAAACCTGCCTTTAATTTTTCTGCTGCATTTATAGCCGCTTCGTCTACTCCTAAATCTGGAGTTTGCAATCCTAAATTTGGGTTAACAATTCCGCCTGGTATAAATCCATTACCGCTATCAAAATTTGGATTAGGGTTTTTATATTTTTTTTCTTTTATTTTTTTGTCTGCTTTTTCTTTTACAGCCTCTAATTTAATGTAGGCAGAAGTGCTTTTATTAATATCATTTGTGTATTTTTCTTGCTCCTTTCTATTTAAAAAAAGCTCATCTCTTAAACTTATTATAGAATTAGAAGAAGCTACCGCACCTGCAACATCGAAAAAACCTGCTCTATTTTTAAACGGTTCTAATAACTTAAAAGCGTCTGCTCCATTAAGAACTTCTTTGGTATATATTGAAGCCTCTTTATTAGTAAGCTTATAAGCTCTTGCAATATCAATTATTTCATTTTTTAAACTACTTTGTAAATTTTCTTCTGCCTCAGCTAATTTTACTATTTTGTCAACATAAGATGCAGCTTTAGCCTTCTCAATTAAAGCTTTTGTAACTTCCCTAACTGCTCCAGCTACATTACCATTAAGAATTTGTTCTTTTGACAAATTACCAAAATATGCAGGGTATTCTTCTTGTAGTTTTCTAACTGCTATTAACCTTTCATCCATAGAAAGATTAATATTTTTAGCAGCCGAAACATAAGCCCCAACACTTGAAATCTGAGCCTGTGCGTTTTTAGCGACCTCAGCATTCATATCCTGCATATCTTTTCTATTTTGGTCAAAAGTGCCAGAAAGCTTACTAAATACATCCGAAACGCTTACTCCACTTTGACTCATATAAGTAAGTGCGGAAGTAACTAAAGACACAGCTAGTAATATACCTCCAGTTCCCATAATAGATGAAGCCACCGCCTTTAATGCACCACCAGCAGACCCAGTTTCTTTTACTAAATAACCAAATGATTCGGCAGTAGCTGTAATGTTATTACCGACTCCCATTATTCCAAATGGAGCATCTTGTGCTATTCTACCAAATTGTGTCAAAGCGTTTGACCCATTTGCAATCTTTGGAGTTAAATCTTTTTGAAATGAAGCTCCAGTGTCTTTTAAAGTACTCTTAAACTCATTTAATGCGGACTTTGTAGACTTTATATTCTTATTAACTTCTGTAGTATCTAAGCCTAATTTTAAGCTATATGCTTTTTCATTGGCAAAGTCCTGTAAATTAAGTTCAGCTTCTTTAATCTTCTTTTTTAAGTCCGTTATGTCTGCGCTAATTATTGCTTCTAATGCCATTTACTTTAATTTTAATTGTTTTTCATATTCAGCAGTAACTTCTTTAAATCTTTTAATATGTGCTTCTGAAATTACATTTTGTTTTTTATCTGTATCTATTGGCATAAAACTAGTAATTGAGCTGGGTAATTTTTTAGGATCAACATGAGAGCCGACATAAGAATACCATGCTAAGATACGAACTTTTTCCCAATCTCTATTTTGCATTCTTGTCCAAGCAAATAGGCGAATTTGAAACTCTGCAAAGGTCATGTCGTAAACAAGCTCCAGTGTAGATATTCCAAGTTCGCCTATAGCAAAAGAGATAACGTCTTTATTCCAATCTATTTTGTGCTCCTCGTAACTTTTTTTTTATTTTCATCTACAGGAACCCCTTTTTGCAAAGAAGCAAAAAAAGCTTTAGTAAAATCAACAACTAAAGTTCCAGCAATCCCTCCGTTTTCATCAATAAGGTCGTTTATATCATAAATATCAAAATCAGGCTGTTCTTTTTTTCTTTGAATAGCATATAAATGAGAGTAATACATTAATTTTGGATAAATAGAAACATCTCCACTCTCCATCTTTTCTCCAATTTCTTGCAAAGTATAGCCTGTATTTTCAAGTAGCTCAGTTAAAAAACCAATACCAAAGTGAAATTCTTTATCTAGTAATATAATTTTGTTTTGTACCATAAAATTAGTCTAGTGGGTCAGCAGTAGCAATATCGCCAGAACCATCAATGGTAAGTGAAAATGTTGCAAACTCGTCACCTGTAGGTGCGCTAAATCCTAATGAAGTTATTAAACCAGTTCCGTAGTAAGTTAACGAAGTTGTACCAGAATCCATTTTCCAGTTAATAATTTCTTTTGACCTTTGAACTGCTAAAATAAAATCGTGAGATGCTTTTGTACTGTCTCCGCCTACACTAGTCGTATCTATAGCAATTGCGTCTGCTGACAAAGTATAAGTAAATACACCCGCTTGCTTCTCTACAACCCCTGGAGCACATTTAGTTCTAGATTCAATCATACCTAGTTGACTATCTAAACTATTACTTGTAAGACAAGCTAAAGGTTTATAAATACTACCATCGTGGATGTAAAGAATCAGTCCTTCGCCTTTAATTTTATCTGCCATTTTTTTATTTTTAAATTGTTAATTAATTTATTTGTTGTAAATGTACTAAATTATTTTTATATATCAATAATTAATCCAAAACAAGGTTTAACCTAAGGAATGATCTGTATATTATTGAATCATCAGTTATACTTTCTAAAGACGCATCGAACGTAATATTTTGAGTAACATTTGTAAATCCTGTTATTGTTAATTTTGGATTCAAAACGTCTATAACCGCTTGTTCAATATCATTTAACAAAACTCTACTTCCAGTATTTCCAGCGCTTGAATACTTTGTATAAATTTCAATTAGCATAGAGCACTCCCAATTATGATTACATTTAGTATTTTTCAATACTGACTTATCCTGAGTAGTCATTAAAATATACTCGTTTAAATTTGAGCTACCTGTTACACGACTATCAAAACATTTTATTATTTTTGAGCCTACAACAATATTATTAGTAGCATCAAAAACTGCTTTACGTATATATTTATCTGGGTTTATATTTACTGCCATGTAACAAAGATAGTTAAATTTTCTTTTCTTTTGCCTCTAATATCTTTTTCAAATTATCCTCAAAGGTTTTTTCTCCTTTTTTGTATGCAGGATATAAGAAGGGTTGAGGATTTACACCAGCACCTAAAATCTTTGCTAATATTGGATAAGCTGCCTTTTCGTCTATTCCTTTTGCTTTACACCACAATTTTATACTTTCTAAGGCTTGTTTAAATGTACCCTTACTTTTTTTGCCTTTAAAAGTTTTTGCCATATCCGCAAACTCGGCTGGAACTTTTACTTTTGTACCTGTACCAAACTCCATATAAGCTCCGTATAACTCATTTACAGTTACTTTATATGTTGATTCATCTACTTTTGAATGTGATATTGACTGAGCTAATTTACCAAAGTTTTTAGGAGCTAATTTCTTTGCATCATTTTCTATCTGTATAGCAGTAGCCTGTACCTCAGCATTTATTAATTTCTCCATTTCTTTACCATAAGCTTTTAATTTAGCTATTGTTTGATTAAGTCCTTTAGATGCCATTTGCTGTAATGTTTAATTCTCTGAATAACTCATCGTTGTAACGAATATCGTTTATTACGTACTTATTTCCTCTATACAATATTGATAGATTATTTACATAAGGTGTAATAAAATCATTTGCACGTATTTTAAACGACCAATTGTTTTTTATAGTGCTCATTCCTTGCTGAGTATCACGAAATGCAGAATTTTGACTTACCTCAGCCCAATAAGAACCAATTAAGACATCAGATACAGTTGAACCTCCATAGCCATCCGCTACAGTTTCTATTCTGTAAATCTGTATCTTTTTATCGTACTGTCTTGATAACATTATATGAATCTTTTATATAAATCTAATATTTCTTTTACTGACTCAGGTATTAAAGTTGTATTAACTTGTTTTTCTGACTCATAGTAAAAAACCTTAATTATTTGCAACATAGCCTGTATAATATCATCAGGAACCTCGTCCTGAGCATAACCTACATTTAATTCTACAGTTTTAACGTCTGGATATACGGTAAACATTGAGAAATTAACTTTAAAAGGCAAAGGCGTTGTAATAATAGTGTTTATTGGATAGTCGTAAACCTTTACTTGACAACTACCATTATAAACAATAGGTCTAGCATACAAAATATGATTTGTTCTTTTCTCTACATATCTACATGCAGCATTAATCATATAAATTATTTCTACGTCATCGTCAGTATTATCTAAGTCTATTCTTAAATAGTTTTTAGCACGTTCTAGTGTTATTACGCTTAAATATGTCATAATTATTTATTTATTTTTTAAAATATACGAATTAATAACCCTCTTCATAAATAATAAATTGGCTAGACTCACCTATACATATTAAGCCTCTACTGCTAATACATTTTGCCCAACACCTCCAAATACCTGTTTCGTCAAAAAAGGTATCGTCATCTGGTGTGAATTTTAAAACTCCATTGACTGAGTCTAAAACGCTGGTGGTTGTCGCTATTTTTTCCTCCCCTTTTGGGCTTCTAAAAATAAGCAACGATGAACTAAAACCTGTTATATTAAAGTTTAACGTAACTTCGATTGTAAGGTCAGTTTGACCTTTATAGATTTTTCCCATTCTATTTTATTATTTATTTTTGAGTATAATGATACTAATTCATAATTAAAGCCTGGTAATATAGCTGCACTTACATTGTTTTGAACTAAAGTTAAATTAGAGCTGTTAGTATAAGCATTCCCACTTCTATATAAGTCGCTAAAAGCATCAACATTTAAAATATTTAACAATAAGTTTTCGCTAATTGTCTCTAAGTTTGCTTGTCCTTTTGTAACTGCATTATTTAAATCTAATTGAAGATTTATTTGTATGTCTGATAAAGAAGCACCCCCAGATAATACAACGTTATTTAGCTCTAAATTTAATTGAGAAGATGCTAAATTGACATTTAATAGTCCAAAAAAGTCCTTTTCTACAATAACAGAAGCATTCGTTTTATTAACCCAAATAGAATCACCTCCGTGATACCTACTAAATGCTCTTGTATAACTAGCCATTACCCATATATTATTTTACCAATAGATTTTATAATCCCTGATGATGTAGCAACAGGAAATACCATAGGAAATAAACAACAATTAGTTGGAATAGCTGGAAGTCCTAATTTTGCCCAATCAAAATTTTCTCTCTTATAAGATATATCATTACTACAGCTAGCTAACTCTTTAACGGCTGTAAACCCAAAATTACCTATACTACCAGTACCTGCACTTAATTGAACGCTTGAAATTCCTTTTATAAATTTTCCGTTATTCGGTTTAAGAGCATTTAAAGGAACACATTGTCCCCCTCTTAATTGACCACCTACAGCAACTACGGCTAAACTTCCAGTTGTATTGTCGTCATAAACAACCGAAACCGTAGCATTCGAAGCAGTCGCCCCACTATCTGTATACACTTCTAAATACCATTGTATTTCACTATAATTAGAAGTTCCAATCCTTTCTGCAGAAACTGATAAAGTTTCTAAATTAAGAGGTAAATTAGTAGTTTGTAAAGTTGTGATATTAAATGAAAGTCCGCCTGAATTAACTAGTCTGTCACATAAAACTAACGCATTACCAGCTGTTGAGTTAGAATAATCTGTAAACCCTAAATACGCTTTTGATGGCAAGGTTTGATTTGTAAAAGGAATGCATCCAAGATCCCCATTAACTAATTGTACCGCTGTTGACGGAACGGTTGCCGGTAATGGAAGTCCAGCCGAAGCACGCCATAATGAAACCATTCGCCCTATCTGATTAGATAAAGAAGACTTATCGATAATAAAATCATCAAAACTATTACCTAAAGCACTTAATAATCCGTCTACTGTTGTAATTGCCATATTATGAAATTGTTAAAATACCGTTAGAATCAAAGGAAATAGAGAAGTCACCATTACTAGAAATAATGTCTATATTAAAGTCTAAATAAGCTATTAACTCATCAGCTGTAGATACACCACCTCTTGACTTATACAAAACACCACCCCTTGCCGTAATACTTACGTTTGGTATAACTATGTTGTCAGCATCAAAAACCGCTAAATTAGTAGTATTATTAACTGTTACCGTTTTATTTGCTAAAGTAATACCGCCAGCAGTATATCCAACTCCAGTAACCTCATTAGTAACGTCGCTAACTTTAGCGTGTGCGTCTTGGTCAGGAGTGTATGCAGAAGTAACCAACATTAATTTTATCGTGTCACTGTCTAAATCAATTGAACCATTTATAATATCTCTTTTAAAAGAATTGTAAATTACATTTGCCATAATTATTTATTTTTTTATTTATTGCTTAAAACTATACTTTTTACAAAGATAACAAAAAAAGAGATACATTTCTATATCTCCTTTAATCCCCTTTCTTTTTAAATTAATCCGACTTTTTTATTGATTCCAAAAATTTATTGTTTCCAAAAAATTCTCTACGTCTGCGTGTGTTACTTCATTTTTGTTGAGTTCACTTACGCTTTGCTGTCTTTTTTCTGATAGTAAATACTCTCCGAACATTACTAAATCTGTTTTGTTAAAATAAGTTACCGACATAATTTTAATTTTTTTTGGTTAATTCCCTACTCTATTAGCTTTTCGGGTTACGCTTTACTTTAGCTTCAATAACTTTAGTTTCAATAACTAAACCTTTAACAATATGACTATCAATAAGTGGTTTAGCCTCTTCTTCTGTAAGCTCAATCTCTTCTCCTGCCTTATAGTGTTTAGATTCTGAAAGCTTGTATAAGTCAGTTAATATTTTATATTTTTTCATATTTAATTTATTTATTTATACAAATATAATAAAAAAAAGTTTATGTATACAAAAAAAGCCCCCAATAATGAGGGCTTTAAAATAAAGTTATTATTTGTAAGAATTTACCTTAGATGGACGTAAAATCTCCGTAAACTAAAGCTGCTGGTTGTTCAACTGCTAGAGCTACTTGAGCTTCGATACGTGCTGTAATATTGTTTTTAACAAAGTTAGTACCTTCTTGCTCTGAAAACTCTAAAGATAAACCTTCTGTAACAATTTTGTTAACTCTATTCCAGTCACCAACAAAATATTTATTAGCAGCTAACCAAGTAGCTTGATAAATTGCGATACCGTTGATTCTCAATTGGCTTCCTTCAAAAGTAACAACACCTGGTAAACCGTATCCTGCTCCTGTTGATTTCTCAGTTTTTAAAATACCCCAATAATCAGAAGGACGAACTACAATACCAGTAACTGCGTAGTTTGCATCTTGTTGTTTAGCAATCTCGTTAATCAACATTTCAATTCTATTTTTCCCTGTGATAACCTCAGTTGATGCAGTTGCGGCAGCAGCCAATACAGCATTGAAAGAAGCGTTTTCTGCAATTGCGTAGTCTCTACGTAGAGCTTTAGGAATAAATGAAGTCAAGAAAGGCAAGTTGTTAGCCATTTTTTTAGAGTAACGTGTAAATCCTGCAATAAAGTCAGTATTAACGTCAACCATTGTAAAATCGTAATCTCTTTGATTTTTAGTAGCTCCCTCGGTTTGTGCTCCGACAGAACCTTCACCAGCTCCCTCACGTGGGAATGTATAAGTGCCTCCTGAAATAGTAACAGAACCAACTAAGTCTGAAACGTTTACTGCTTGACCAGGTATCATTACAACATCAAAGTTATAATCTTTTGGTTGAGCTCCTGACAAGTTTACAGGAAGGGTCATGTCTCCAACCGCTTTTACTTGTACTGCTGCACCTTTACGAACGTTACCAATTTGAGTAAAGTTTTCAGAAATTGATTTTACCAAAGTGTCTTCACCTTTTTTCAATTCAGCTGATTTTTCTTGAAGTTTCAAGTCTAGTTTGTCTGAATGCTCTTGAACTGATTTCAAATCTGATTTCAATCCTTCGATTACAGCGTTGTTTTCAGCTTTTACAGCTTCAATTAATCCTTTTACTTCAGCTGATTGCTCGTTAGCTTTTGTTTCAACTTGAGCCTTAATTCCCTCTAG